TACTGTGGTTGCCATTATTTATCCTTAGTTTGTTTGTGTGTAGTAAGTGGAAACTCTGATATCGGCAACCAAAACGTTTGATGCACCGACCTGAGTAACTGTTGGTTTTTCTACTGCTCCAACGGTATATCCGACTGGAATTACCGCTAGAACGCTCATTACTAACTGCTCCAAGTTATCTAGCGAAGCAGCATTGTTATTATATGCAACGCCGCATGAAATCACTAGATTAATCTTTGTGTGTAGCGTTGATTTGTTAATAGTCTCTAATTCTAGGTATGGAGAATCTGGAACGTTCACACAAAACGGAACGCTTGGAGTCTCTGGCACAAATGCGTATACGTTTGCCGCAACTGTGCTTAGTGCATTAGATAGCGGCGTACGAACCGAACTTAGAATCGTGGATGCAGTCATTATTGAGCGATGCTCTCCACGTCAATATAAGATCCAAGTAGACCAGAAACTCTATTAAAGAGCGAACGACCTAAGCGATAAGGCGAGACGTTTGTAAAGTCCACGCCTTCCATCTGTCCGCCTGCTTGGTTGCGAGATGTAAAGACTTCTACCGATACAGCTAAAGTTGCTTGCTCTACTGCTGGATTTCCAACGTAATTAGCCGCATTAGTAAGCGTTGCTGTTCCTGCTGGAATAATGTTCTTAAATAGTACGTCTGCATTTGTAATGTTGCAGGAAAATGTAAATTCTGTTGGCTCTGCGTTTACTGTGCGAGTTCCGTTAAATGGGGAACCGCATCCAGCAATAACTACGCTAGAACCTTCTGTAAATTCATGTGGAAGAGTTGTATCGAATGTTGCAATATTGTCTTCTAAAACTACTGATTGAACTGGAACGCTAAAAGTTGTAAGCATTGGCAAAATAACAATTTCTGCTGCATCAATGCAATCATCTAGAACTGCATCGCTGTAAAGAGAACTGGACACGCCAAGAACTGCGCGTAATTGTGCTGCTGTAATAATTGTTGGCATGTCCAGTCCTTTCGTACTGCTGGGGGAGCGATCGGGAGCAACCGCCCCCCCATGATTAGTTGATTACGCTACGTTTAACTTACGGAACGCTGCTGGGTAACGGTTTACTACTGCTGCATAGCCGTAAAGACCGATTTCCAACTGACCATTTGCAACTACGTTTGCACGAAGTTGAATTGTTCCGCTTTCGTGGAATCGCATTGCGTTAGATGGGTAAACGAGTGCATGCTTAGCGTTTGCATCGTCTCCTGTGTAGTTTGGATCTACAACAAGTGAAAGTCCTGCGACTGTTCCTGCTGTTGAACCTTGTGAGATAAGACCTGCTGCGTTTTGTGGAGCAGCCGCCGCGAATAGCGGACGGTTTGAACCATCAACAGCACCTAGAAGACCTGAGAAGTCGATTCCGTCTTCTCCGCCTGTTGTAGCAACCAATAGACGGTTTGGAGTCATGCGCATTACGCCGAATGAATCTGCAATACCAAGAGCAATAGCCTTGTAGATTGAAGATGAAGATGATTGAGTTGCATTCTGTGCAGCAATTTGTGCAGCGTATGCATCTGTCTTCTGAGCGTAGCTCGCAGCCAACTCGCGGAGATACAAGTCAAGGAAGCTTGGGTCTGAACGGTCTACGAGTTCTAAATCGAGTTTTCCAGCTCCAGCGAACTTAACTACTGTGTCTTCTTGGAATGTTACTGCTGTGTCTTGTGATGCAAATTCTGCACCTTCGGCTGTTACGCCTACGATTGCTTGAGCGCCCAATTTAGGAGTGAAAATCTTCATACCTGATGTTGGAAGAGCTGCTGTTTCAATGCTTGAAATAAACGGACGTGAGTTATCGATAATGCCAATTACATCACGAAGATATGTTGGTGGAACCATACCTGTGTTTTCTGCAACTGTTGCAACTGCAAGAGCAGCGAGAAGATCGCGTGCATCTGCATCGCCGCGTGATGCTGCGAGTTGTGCCTTTGCAACTTGACCTGCTGTTACGTTTAGGTCAATGCGTGGAGATGTGTAAGCAACAGGAGCGTTTGCTGTAACTGTTGGTTCTGACTTGGCGGCTTCAACCACTTCGGTTGTTGCCTCTGAAATGGTTTCGGACACTAGGTCTTCTCCTTCTGGTTGGGTTTTGGTTTCATCCTGCGCTTCTGGCGCAGAAATTTCTTCTGGAGCGTTTTCGCTCGCTGCTACGCGCTCAACGCGAGCAGAATTTATTGCTGGATCTGTGACTAATGAGACCTCATGCACAGTAGCGCTTGTAATTACCATTACGCCATCTTGATTATCCCAAGCGTTTACCTTTACGCCAACGCTAAATCCATCTCTTAATCCTGTGCTTGCTTCTTCAATAGCATCATCCGCAGAAAATGTCTTAGCAAGTCCGAAAACAGCTTGCACATCTGTGGCTGTGACTTCGTGGCTCTTTAGGAATCCAATCGGTCTTGTACGGTCATGCTCTAGTAGAAGTTTGGTCTTCTTGTTAAATGTTAATGAGTTAGGCGCGAAGATTGTCTCTCCTGCGCTTGTGTAACCCTTTTCGCCCCATGCAACAATGCGACCAGAAATCTCGCGCTTGCCTGCATCGGCTGCAAATACGTTAGATGAGAAATTAATTTCCATTGTCGATTAGGTCTTCTTCCTCTTGGATTTGTTCGACCGACATTGCGCCGATTCTGTTAAGGATTTCATAAACTTGCGCACGCTCTAATGCTGAACCACGCAAGAAATCATCTAAATCAAAACGTACAACTTGACCTGCTGGCACAAAATCAGCAAAAGATAAACGCTGCTCAATAGCAGTTAGAATTGGACGTAATGAGAAGTCCAAAAGACCTTTACGCTCTGATAATGCGTTTGAATAAGTCATAGATGTAGTTTCAGCACTAATAAAGTAGGCTGGGATACCTGCTTGGCGTGCAATCTCTAATGCGACGTACTGACGAGCTTCTGCAAGCTGTAAAGATGCTGGATCGAAGCCAAGCACTTCTAGATTAACGTCTGCGTTTAAAAATGCTGTGGAGTTATCTTGGCGAGACTTCGACCAACTATTAATAAGCGAGCGAATGCGCTCTGCTGTTAGGTTTGTACCATTAGATTTCAATACTGTTGCTGGTACTGGATTCTTTGCATAATTAAGAGCAGCCTTTTCTAGCCATATTGCTGCGTTTACTGTGCGACCTGCTCTAGATCCGAATCCTTCGTCTAATCCTTGAAATGCAATTACGCTTCCAACGCCAGATAGCGGAGCGCGCTTGCCTTGAATTGTATAACCAATAATTTCGGTTTGCATTGCGTTATATTCTGGCATTATCCATTCGTAAGGAACGCGTGTCCAGTCTTGAATGCGCCCATCTGCATAAAGTTCGTTTACAACGCCATAACCTACGCCGTAATACCAGATATCAAATGCTAAAAATGAATAAACTACTGAGCCAGCGATTCTGCGATCTGGTTGGTTAATGCATCGGTTTGGTTCAACATGTGCGCCAGTTGATTTAATGTAAACTTCTTTAGGAAGTGTTCCGATTGTTGATGTAATGATTCCGCGAGCGCGTGCAACGCTAGGAACAGTAAGAGCCTGAGCCGCTGGCACGAAAGTATTGCCATCTAGGGCTGCAATTAAACTGCTAACTTCAAATGGCGCAAGAGATGCCGCCACATCGACCTGTTGTCCGATTTCTGGCGTTTTAGTTATAAATAAGTCTTTGATTCCCATTAATGAGCAATTATACACTAATGTCCGATTTATCCTATAACGATATCTACTTCCGTTTCTGGACGTGTCGCAAAATGGCTAACCATTGCCATTGCAACTGTTGCGCAAATTGTGGCATTGCTGGCTTTACGCCCTAGATACCAGCCACCATCTTTAAATGGCAGTTTTACCGCGCTAAGAGCTTGATTATTTAATTCCTGTTGGTTTGTATGAATTAACCTATTCGATGTAATAGCTGAAAGCATCTCGTCGCACGCTTGTCCATAGAGCGCACCATCGATTGGATAAGTCTGAATGCCTGCTGGCGCTAAACGCGCGGCAACTGCTCCTGCTGTTTGCTTGGAATAAGCAACCGTCTGTGTTGAATACTTGCGAACCCAGTCTGCTATCTCATTAGCCATCTGTTTATCGTCTAGATTAACTGGATTACTAAATGTTGCCAGAAGTACCACTAGGAACTGGTCTCCTTGCTGCTGAGCTGCAACCAATGCTCCTTCTTGGCGATTCGGGCTTAAATCGATTGCCATCCAAGTAGTCGCTTCTCGATCTAACTTGGCTTCTGGTTTTGCACATGCTTCCCATGCGCTCGGATTGATTGCAGGATTTACAACTGAAACCCATTGGCATAAAACTTCTGTTCGGATAATAGATTCATCATCATTTAAAACTGCGCGTAAATTATCTGGATGCACCGTATAGCCAAGTGATGGGTTACTTTGTGCCGCACCAGCCCAGAATTCTGGAGAATCATCTACTGGAGTCTCTGGAGGCGCAGACCATTCGAACCACGCTATCGGATCATCATTTCCAGCGATTGCAGCTATTGCTCTTTCGCGTAAACGATTTAAAACTACCGAATGTTGGTCTCCAGCGTTACTAAGAATAATCGTCATTGGATTCTTTGAACTCATCTGGGTATATCTCATCGAAGACCAGACATCCATAGATTGATACTCTCGAACTTCATCCATGAAAATTGTATCGACGGATGCAATACCGCGAGCAGCTGAGTTATTGGCTCGAACTAAGTAACGCTCGCCAGACTTTAAGCGAATTTCCTGAGATCCCTTAGATTCAAACTTCTTGTGGAACCTAGCCAGTAGCTCTGGCGTGCCTTGAATTATCTGGTCAATCTTGTAAAAGATTTCCGAAGACGTGGTTAGCTTGTGAGCCGTTGCCACTTGCAGCTTCTCGCCCAGTTCGTACATCTTGAAAAGAATGAGCAGCGACATGAACGTGGATTTACCTTGCTGGCGAGATACAACGATTCCCACTTCGCTAGATGCCCAGCGCCCATCTGGCTTATACTTTAAAATCTCATGGGCTAGGAATTCCTGCCATTTAAGCAACGGATAATCAATTCTTTTGCAGAATTCTATGAACTCTTCGCCTTTTGATGGCAAATCCAGACTTTTAGTGCGTATTCGTGGCTCTGTGATGCCTTTAATTCCGCTTGTAAGGCTATCTAAGCCTGTTTGGTCTGATTCAAGCATATCTAATCGGATTCGTCTTGATAGTGTCTGATTGAGTCGTTTTTGGGGGTAAAAGAAACAGGGAGAGTCGGGGTCCCCTCCCTCC